GATATGCCGAAATACGAACGAACTCGCGGACATAACGAATTTCCTGGGTACGCATGGAAAGCGTGTCCGGTATTCGACTACAAAGCGGTTATTAACGGAAAGGCAAGCGGAAGCGTAACGGTATCAGCACCTAAAGCGGAAGTTAAATCCGAAGTAGTTACGAAGCCGTCTTCGTCTAAATCTACGGGCAACGCTACGGTTAAATCGATACAATCTACGTTAAACAGACGTTACGGCACCGGCTTATCCGTCGATGGTTACTACGGTCCGGCTACGAAAAAGGCGCTAATCAAAGGTTATCAGACGGAGCTTAACCGTCAGTATGGCGCCAAGCTAGCTGTCGATGGCGTATGGGGAGCGAAGACTAAGGCGGCAACTCGTACCGTTAAGGAAGGCGCAAAAGGAAACATTACGTATATACTTCAAGGGGTTCTTTATTGCAACGGTTACGATACGAATGGAGTCGACGGCATCTTCGGTAACGGCACGGAGAAAGCGGTTCGATCGTTCCAGAAAGCGGAAGGTTTAGGTGTTGACGGCATTGCCGGTAAAAATACGTTTGAGGGGGCGTTTAAATAATGGAAGAAGTATTATTATTCGCTACGGTGTTGGCTCCGATTCTTACAGCGTTAGTCCATCTCGTTAAAAAGACGGTCAGTCTACCGGTTAACCTATTACCGTTAGTAAGTTTCTTACTTGGCATCGTTCTCGGCTATATTGCGTATCCATTTACGGATTTAGACACGGTTCTGCGTTTATGGGCCGGAGGGTTTGCGGGATTAGCTGCGACAGGACTCTTCGAACTCGGTACAAAACGGGAAGGTACGACTAAATAAACGAAACTTTTACGAAGCTCTTACGTATTACAACGTAAGGCTTCGCATACATATTAGCTATAGCGGTAATCATCGGAAATATAGTATAATAATACCAAACGAAAAGGGGCGGATTACAATGACGGAAGCAAGCGCAAGTTCAACGTTCAAAACGATAGATGTCGTTAAGAAAAAGACACCGGCCGGAGCAGTCGGTAAATTCATCGGAGTAGCCTTCGGAATCTTTGGCGTCATTATTGGCGCAGCGCTATGTCTGACGATTATCGGAATACTAATCGGATTTCCGTTAATGGTAATGTCGGTCGGCTTAATTATCGGAGCGCAAGGATTTCAGCAAGTTAAATGCGCTCACTGCGGAAAACGTACGAAAGTATTGAAAACGAAAGAAAACTTTGATTGTCCTAAATGCCGTCAACTAACGGTGATTAACTGGCGATAAAATAACGAGGCGCTTCGGCTTAACGGTCGGGGCGCCTTTTTTTTTGTTTATATATCGAAAAAATCATCGTAATCAACATTTTTATTCGTCATATCTCTAAGTGCTTTAATGATCTTTCTCGCGTTTTTCATCGTCGGTGATACGTTATCTAATTGACACAGCCTGCTTATCGTCGACTTACTTACTCCACTTTTACGTGCAATATCTTGTTGCGATATATCATTTTCATCTAAAAACTTCGCTAATTTAGTTCTTCTATTCTTACCTAACCCTGACCAATTAAACATAAATCCAACTCCCTATACAACCTACTTAGATTTAAGCTTGGCCAAGATTCCAATTTTTTAAACATAAATTTAATTCAGAAAATAGGAAACATAGACAATCGTTCGCCCATATACTTTATTAACAGCAGTTAAGAAACGGTTAAACGAAGCCGATTCGATTAAACTGCGGTTAAACAGAATATTAACGAGGTGGTTACGTATGATAATCGGAATTGACGCAGGCAACTATGAGACGAAGGTAGCAATGGAGAGTAGCGTCCACAAATTCCGGTCTTTGCTCGGCGAATATCGTGAGCGCAACTTTGACTCAACGTTTGGCGACGATATGGTTTTCGAATACAACGGAATGCGTGGTCTAGCTGGCGATATCGTCGAATATGAATGCGAGTTTAAACGTGAGCGCTACGGAAATACAAAGGCGCATGAGGACGCTAAATTGCGGATCCTATTGGCGATTCATAAGTACGGAGGCGATGACGCGGAACACGATATCGTCGTAGGTCAGCCGATCTCAACGCATACGCCAGCGGAAAAGGAGCGAATTAAGCGTCTCCTAGTCGGAAAGCATACGATGACCGTAAACGGAATTACGAAAGCCTTCACGATAAGAAACGCCAATGTAGCAGCAGAAGGGGCGGTCGCTTATTGGGCGTACGAAGGGCTCGAACAGGCGCTACGGTTCATCGACATCGGCTCCGGAACGATTAACTTCGCAACCGTCGTAAAAGGGCGCTTCGTCGACCGTGATAGCTTTACGGTAAATACCGGCGTTAATAGCGCTAGAACGTTTGATTACGGAAGCATGTCGGGGTTAATTATCGCTGAGACATCGAAGTGGGGACGTGAGGATAACGTTAGGATCTGCGGAGGAATCGCTGAAGACATTACGCCATTCTTGGCGAATCATTACGAAAATATCGAAGTTATCAAGCCGTGGGACTTGGCGCCAGTATATACGAATGCGGTCGGATGCTTCGAGTTAGCGAGGGTTTTATATGGGACGCGTAAGTAAAGGCGTAAGTTTTAGCGAAGCGGAACCGTTCGAGATGGCGCTGTGGACGCACGCTAAGAAGCAAGGTAAATTCGCCAGTTACGTTAAGAGATTAATAGCGGAGGATATGAAAGGGTCAGCGGAGTCAAAGTCGGTCAAAGTCGTTAAGGAGGCGCCGATTTACGAGGCTCGTTCGGTAGATACCGATATTAGTAGCTTCGTATAAACGCGGTCTCTCTCCAGTCGATCCACTTCGTTCCTCTCCTTTCGCTCTAAATAAAACCTTAGTTGCTTACCTATTCGTATTGTCCACGCTTGATTACTTTAGTTACCGGTTCTTTAGTTATTACTTTAGTTACAACTAACGTTAAGGAGACGATATTTATGTTTAATTTACCGCCTGTTAGCTTGTTTAGTTTATCGCCGTCAATGACGCTAGGCTACGTATTAGTCGGTGGAGTCGGCGTCGCTTGTATCATATCCGGATTCCTGGAGCGCAGACTTTTCGGAGGATCTCACGCTTATATCTTCGAATGGATCGACCGTCTGCTTAAAGTCGGATTGCCTGCCCCGTATTTTATTACTCGGAAGGACGCGGTTAGTCGAAAAAAGGACGCTAGGTTTACGCTAGGTTTGCGTCCGTTTAATCGGTAGGTGACCGTATCCTTAAACGAAGACCTTAACGGAAGAAATTAACTATCCGGAGGTCTTTTTATTATGCCGAAAATGAAGCGTAAGGGCGTATTTAAACGTCGAGAGGTAACCGTAGAGGGAGCGGAAATTAAGCCGTATACGACCGTTGTGGACGCGCTAAATCACGTTATGACGATATATATTACGGAAGGATATCGCGAACGTACGATGAATGATTACCGTAAGTATTGGGCGGAGTTTATCGAAGTAATTGGCGTGAGGGATAACGATAATATTTCGGACATTACCGTAAATCATTTCCGTAAATATATCGCTGAATTATTACAGAATCGGAAACTTTCGCCAGTAACGATAAATATTCGATTAGGCGGAATCAAATCGATATTTGCGAAGTTGGCGGCCGACGAAGTTATCGGAGAGAATCCTGCGGCGAAAATTTTTAAGTTAAAAACGGACGAGCAGAAGATATTTACGCTGACCGATTCACAAGTTAAGCGCCTGTTCTCGGTGATCGATAAAGATACATTCGCAGGCTATCGGGATTATGTGGTGATGTTAGTAATGCTTAAATGCGGACTCAGGGCGAATGAGATACAGTCGCTAGAATTAACGGACATTGATACGGAAAATCGCGTGTTATTGCTGCCTGGCGCGAAGAATAAAAACCGTAAGACTCGTACGATTCCTATTACGCAGAAGGTTTGCGATGAGATCGTTCAGTTGGCGTCAGAGTCGAAGGAGTATTTCGATAAGGTAACGCATCTATTCGTCAACCAATTCGGAGAGCCCATGCGTGAGGATCATATGAGAAAGCGAATGGATAAGTACGCTAGATTGGCGGGTCTTAAAGACGAGTGTCGGGCGAGCCCACATAGTTTACGCCACACTTTTTCCGTTAACTTTCTGAAGAATGGCGGAGATATTCGTACGTTGCAGTTAATCCTCGGACATAGCGATATTACAACTACGCAAGTCTATCTCGACTATTCTGACGAGGCGGTTTCGGAGCAGTACGCTAAGGTGACTGCGAATGATAAATTGGATATATAACAATAAAAGACCTTACGGTAGGAAGCGGCGAGTTTTATTCGTCACCTTCTTTCGTAAGGTCTTCTGCTAATTTACGTAAAAATAACATTATCTCCGTAGTTTTCTTCGGATCTTTTTCTATTAAATCGTCGACCATTCCGTGAACCATCATATTACGAAAGTCTTTGGCGCTTTCGTATATCTCTTTCGGCTTGATGTGATCGGCTTCTAAAAATTTATCTCCGTTTAATTCGCGCCATCTATCGAATACTTTATAAACTTCGGGATCTAAAACGGGAATTATCGGAATTTTATGTATTTCGTTAAACGAGCTTATTAGCTCTGGTCTATCGTATAAATCAGCTAACTTCGTAACGGTTTCTAATTTCGGAGATTTTCTCCCCTTCTCTATATCGTAAATGAACGTTAAAGATACGCCAACCTTTTCGGAAACTTCTCTTGCGGATAGCTTCGAGGCATTGCGAGCTTCGCGTAACAAATCCCCAAATTCATTATTATCTTTCATCGTTTCTCCTCCAAATGAAAACCTATCTCATAAGTATAATTTACCATCATTATAGTCAAAATCAAAACTTTTTATTTATTTATTTTATTCGTTTTTTGACGACCGCCATTTTCCTCCGTATAAATAAGCGAAAGAAAAATTACACGGAATACTGCGCGAGGTAATTAGTTTTCAACGTATTATGACGTGTAAGATATTAAATACGGAAAGGAGGGCGCTAGGTTGACCGAAGTACACATCCGACAAGGTAACGTTCGCAGCGGATTCACACTCGTATATCACGAACTATTCGATTTATATCATCCGTTAATCGGCGACAAGGCAACGCTGTACTATACGTACTTGCTTCGTTATCGTAACAACGAACAAGGCGGAGACTCTTACGGAAAGTCGTGGCAAGGGCGGAAAGGTGTCGCGGAGAAATTCCAGTTATCGTATTCGACGTTACCGCATCTTGACGCGATACTCGAAGCTAGCGGATTGATCTCGATTGAGACGAAAAATATCGGAAGGGGTCGTGATAAGATTTATTACGTCGTGCACGATCCGTTAGATCGCGAGAGGTTTCGCGAAAAGAATATCGAGATTGAGGCACGGTTGGTTGCGTATATAGCCGAAAATGATAAGGCGAAACATCTCGTAGGGAAGGTGTTAAAGGCTAAACTTACACCCGGATAACTTATAGTTACGCTAGGATAACTAATAAACTACGCTAGTGTAACTGAAAAAGAATATCTTTAAAAAGAATTATTTAAAGAGAATAAGTACGTTACGCCAATACAAAAACGTATTGTCGCTATGGTTATAATAGGAATGTATTTATCGGTAAAGGCATAGCCGAATATACGATAGTATATGAGGTAACGGTTTTAATAAGCGGTATCATAACGAAAGGAGAACGATATTATGACGGTTAAAAAATACAACGATAAACCTGTCGCTAACTGGACAACGAACGACTTTCTCGCTTACCTATCCGACCGCCATCTCGAAGTCTACGGAACGGAATACCTACCGCCTGGACGCAACTGGCAAGTCGAGCGAGGACTTATCGGAACGCTAATCGGAACTCGTGGAAAGAATCCGAAACCTCGCAAATATGAGCCGGAGGTGGTGAAACGTTTTATCGACGAATGTTTTCGGATACATCGCTGCACGCCGCAGTATCCTACCGTTAGCTTTACGTGGTTATATAAATGGAAGACGGACGTGTGGGCGAGAGTTGTGTCGGAGGAGGCGGCGAAACAACGCCAGGCAGAGGCGGTCGAATCGGTCGGAATGTCAGCGGATGAGTTGGACGGTTGGTTATAACGAAAAAAGGTTGCGTAATTATTGCGAAACTTATATTACTAATACGAGGAGGAAACGGAATGAATAAATTAACGAAGGAACAAGCGCAAGAGCAATTCGCAAGTATCGTCGGATTTTTACACCGTAATATGATAGAAGATCAAAACGTTGTTTCTATCGAACGTAATAACGGAATTATCGAAACACCTTTCGGAATGGATTACGATGGAACATTCGACTTAACGTTACGATTTAGTGAAGCGCCGAAACCTAATACCCGTAAATACTACGATTGCTTAGCCGAAAAAGGAACGCCAGCTTACGCATCGTCGCAACATTATCGCGACGAAATTATCGAAAAGGCAAAGCGTGTTGTGGCGGATATAAAAGTTACGGATGAAATCGGGACTTACTACCACGTAAAGGATGAAAACGATCCGGAATTTCCGTTTTATTGCGGAGAGGATTTCGTTATTAATAAAGAAAAACGCACAGTCGTCGCGTTATTGAGGGGCGTAGAGTCCGGAGATGTTCACGCCAGAGGAATCGCCAAATGCGCACCTGACGATTGCTTCAACGTTCACATCGGCAAGGCTATTGCGTTAAGACGAGCGTTAGGACTCGAAGTGCCGTCCGAATATTATAACGCGCCTCAGCCGACGGAGGTTCGCGTGGGCGATGTTATTCGTTGGATTCCCTCATTTTCTTACGTAGTAGACGCGGTTAACGGAAATAGGCTCGATTTAACATGCGTAGAGAATAAGAACGTGTTCTTCGGACATTGTTTCCGAAATGAGGACGTAACAATCGTCGACGACTCACGCGAGTAAATACAACGGCACTAATTCGCATTATATAAGAACGAAAGGAGCAACGCCTATGAACAATCACGCTAAATCATGCGTTTTAAGCGCACGCTGCAAAGTCGCCGGCTCAGTCCGATGTAACGCTCAATGTCCGTCATTCATCGCCATGCACGGCGCCAGTTCTCACGGCGGAAGGTCAGCGGCAACTGGTCTACCGAAAGAGTATCGTCTTGTGACGCTCGAGAATTCGCCAGTAGCGACGGAACAACCGAAGATATACGAAACACTCGCGAAGTATTGCGAAACCTTTGAGCGCCAATTTGAGGACGGAGAAGATGCGCGGATTAAGTCGCTCTACCTCTATTCCGAATCGCCAGGCACCGGTAAGACAACGACGGCGAGCGCGCTGATTAACGAATATATCATCGCCAATTATATCGGATCCTTAAAGCGAGGTAAGCAAGCGTTAGGCAGGCCGGCTTACTTCTTGGATTGTAACGATTGGCAGTCGTATTACAACGGATTCAACCGAAGCAACATTCCGAGAGATATCGCCGAAGTAAATAGTCGCGAATTCTATACGCAGCTCGAACGCTCGAAGAAGGCGCCGTTTTTAGTTATCGACGATATTGCCGTCCGTGAAGTAACGCCAGGATTTCGCGGAGACTTACATTCGCTTATTAACTATCGTGTGACGGAACAGTTACCGACGATATATACGTCCAACGTTCCGATGAAGGATTTACCGCAAGTATTCGGGGAGTCGCGCTTGTACGATAGAATGCGGGACCAATGCGCGGAACTTAGCTTCGGCGGACAATCGAAAAGGGGGCGACGTTGATGACTAACGCTAACAACGGAAACAACGAAGAGGAGTTCGAAATTGTTCATAGCATACCGGAGCAGATTATCGACTTGCCTGCAACTTTTGGCGATTTGGTCGAAATCGAAGGGTACGGACTACGAGTATTTAAAGTCGTTGGTTATCGTATCGAAGAACACTTCACAGAGGAGCGCGAGTGGACCGAGTTAGTATTCGATTTACAAGACGCGGTTAATTCGGAATGGTTAGAGGCGGACGCAGATGACGTTGAGTTACTCGCCGATGCTGAAGATGCCGACGTTTATATGCAGACAATAGATTACGAGAATTATCCGAAGTCGTTTATGGAAATGTGGTCGGCGCCAGATGGAGACGGTTGGAGCGCTAATAAAAACGATATGGGAGGCGGTAATATGGCGAAGCAAGAGCGAAAACCTACTGCGAGGGAATTGTCGGCAAAGTTGGCGGAGGAAATGAAGAAGGCGCGTAAGGAACGGAAAGAAAAGTTAGATAACGAGTTGGACCGTTATAACTTCTTTAAGCGGCAGTTTGAGAGAACGCAAGACAGGCGCGATAAGGAAGCAATGGAGACGGGGATGGCAGAGATTGTGAAATTACGTAATGAAGAATAGATCTAGAATCCGCAGTAAGGGAGAGGTAAGAAAATGAAAGCCTTATATACAAATGAAAAAGAAATTTCATCTCAAATTAAAGAGGAAAATGATTTAAAACCTTATAATTACGAATCACGTTACCTAGCATTAAAAGAAGGTTATAAGTTCGTTCATCTATTTAAAACGGTTATTAATGAGCATGATGAAAGTATTACCGAGTATTATTCAACAATGAGATTGTGACATAAATAGCAAAGGAGTGAAAATCTTGAACAGAATACAAAATGGAACAATTGTTACAGAAATTAAGACAGGTAGAAAGATGCAAATTATTAGTTCAATTAAGAAAGAAAATGGATATGTTTATAGTTTTGTTGGAAAAGATTTTACCTTACACGAAAGTGAAATCAAGCCTAATGGGTGGTGAAAAAACGTCTAATAAATTACAAAAAATAAAAGATGAGAGCCTTCTTGATGGTAAAGGTGTAATTGTCCATATCGATAATTTTAATTGGCTTATAGAACAGGTTGAAACGGTTGATAAATATGAATTTGCACTTAGTAAAATAATGAATACTCAGTGCTTTATGAGTAACGGTAAAATGCAATATACAACAGTAGGACAAATAGCTAAAAAAGCGTTAGAGGGTTAATTCGGAATACAAAGAAATTACGAAACTAAAAGGAGGTTGATCGCGTGAATTATACGTCACTATTATTCTCGAAACTTATCGACAGCAACGATCCTGGCGTCCTAAAGCGCCATAACATCGAACGCTCCGACATGCCGACCGATGCCGACAAACGTATATACGATTTCATTACGTCATACGCCGAACAAAACCGAGGGCAAGCGCCCTCCTATGCGACAATGGTCGGAGAGTTTAGCGACTTCACTTACGTTGAACAAGTGTCGGACGGCTACGAATATCTTACGCGTCAAATTAAGTCACAATCGGCTAAACTAGCGCTAAAAGACCTAATCGAAAATAAGTTATCGGAGGCTTTCGCGAAGACTGACGGTAATATTTTACTAGACGACTTGATTTCGGATCTGGAAAATATTAAAATAGGTACAAACATACGTTCGCGAATTGGCCGAACACTTTCGGAAATAAAAGCCGATATGCGAACGGAATACCTAAAGCGCGAGGAAGGTAAATCGTTCAAGATGTACGATACGCCTTTCGAATCATT